ATCTTTGATTGTTTCTCTTACCTCATTGTAATCTGCTCCATCGGAATCAGATGTAGGTAACTCAATGTCTTTGTAAAACCCAGATAGTTGCAACTTTCTTATTTCATTCGAGTCCATGCGAATAACATGACATATCCTCGTTGATGTCTTTAGGTCTGTTGCATTGTAAGGAACAATTAAGTCCTCTGCATGAACAAACTTTGACACTGCTCGTTGCAATGATGGGTCAAAATAAACTTTTTTAAATGATGATCCAACGATTGGAAGGTAGAATAACATCTGATCCAACTCTGGATCATACTCTTCCATCTCGTAGGTTATTTGGTAATTCATAAAATTTTTAACACGTTCAGCCTGTGCTAATACTTCAGGAGTTTCTTGTCCAATAATGGCTGTCTTAACAGGACCTCCAGCAGGTAGTAATTCTCTATAAGCCTGTGCTTGAAACTGTGTAACAGATTCAGCAAGTAAAGGATGAACAATACCAGATGCACCCTCAAAGGGTTCGGCTCTGTCTTCGTAGTTCATTCCTAGTAATTCTAATCCACTTTTATATTGATCTTCCCACTCTTTTCGTGAGTTTATATCCTCTTGTACTTCATTGACCATCTCAGATGATATACGACCAAGCTCTGTGTCATCAATAAATTCTGCAAGGTTTGCATTGAAAGGAACTTGTATCGGAGCAATCTGTTCTTCCATTTCTCCAATAACAACAGAGCCATCATCCATTTCTGTGATGTTATCGCCTATAGGTGCTTCTTCTATCTCAATGGATGTGACACCTTGAGGTGCGTCTAAGTTTTCTACTCCGTCTACCTTTTCAATAGCCATAATCTTACCTTATTGTAAATCCAGTGCCTGGTCTTGCTATGCCTCTACCACGACATATATTTTTACTTTTTTTGCCTTTGACATCTCCACCCATACCAAACTTCTCAGCTAGATCTGGATTCATATTTTGTTGTACAGACTCAGGCAACATTGAAAAACCCTTAAACTTTGGTGGAACTGCTTTACCTCCAGATTTTGCCTCACCACCACCTTGCATTTCTTTAGCTTTATTTTTTTCAATAGCTTGTGCTAAACCACCTTCTCTATTCATACTATAACCACCTGCATCCTTAATTTTTTTTCCTAAAATTCTTAAATCAGATCTAATTTTACCTGCTGTATCCAGTTGACTAGATGATGTATATTTATCCATAGGTATGGCTAATAACTTATCCTCTAATGCTTCATATTCATCATAAAGCTTTTTTAATTTTGGTTTCATTGCCATATTACTCTCCTGTCTCTGGGTTAACCATAATTGATTTTGTCATGTCTACAACTCCACCCTCTTTCATCATTTTGGGCATAATTGTATTTTTGTCTATATTCATACTTGTTGGCTTAGTTATGCTTGCACTTTGTATAGTTAACTTGACTGGTTTTGTTTTAACTTTTTTAGATTTAACAGTTTTTTTGAGTTTTCTTAAAACTGCAGCATCTTCTTTTCTTCTCTTATCACCAATAGGATCAGCAGATGCAAGACCACCTAATCTTAACAATTTCAATTGTTTCATCTTAGTCATGTCAATAGTTTTTACTGGAGGTGTGTCTGTAATCCTCTTACCAGCTTTTATCTTACCAAAGTTCTTACCAGGCACTGGTTGTCCTCGTCCAGCTAACTCTGCATAAGCTCTTCTTCTATCTGCTTCGTCTGACACTATCTCATACCTTTGAATTTACCACCACGACCACCGATGACACCACCCATGTTCATCTTTTTAACTTTACCACCATCCATCATACCGACAGGTTGTGCCTTAGTCATGTCCATAACTTCACCACCCATTTCTTTTTTATTCATCATCGCGGCTAAAGTTTTCATCATGGCTTCATCAATGCCGTTTGACATTGGTGGTTTTATATCTCTTATAGCTTTAGCTAATTTATCAGCATCTGTCTTTGACAGTGCTTTTCTAATATTTTTTGTAACTTTATCTGCCATTAGTAATACTCCATCTTTCTTCTATAAACTGGTTCTTGTTCATCGTCATCAGGAGTAGTGATAAAACCACCCTGTCTAAATCTTAGTATAGCCTGTGTCATCGAATCTGCCAAGTCATCAAAATCTCCGTGAGGAAAACTGGCACACTCCTCAACAACCTCCTCTGCAAAATTAGCATCTGGTCTCCAAACCATACCACTTTCAAACACAGGCGCACAAGCGTTCATTCTTGCAAACTTGTCTGCACCTTTGCTCGGTGTGAACGGAGTCACAGGTATTCCCATGCGTCTAAGCTCCTGTGTTAATGGTGTACCACTTGCTTTTTGCTCTATTAAAATCATGTCAGGATCATATGCTTCGCACAACTCATGTGCTTTTTCTTTAAGTTCTGGAAAGTCCCATCTGCCTTTTTCTGCATCAAGCAAGATGATGGCATCTCCTTCTCCTTCAACAGGTGTAAAGATACCCCAAGTAGTAATAGCACTATAATCAGAACGCTCAGTCTTCGTGAAAGCTGTGTCATATGACTGTATGATGTAGGAACACACAGGCGGCTCAGAACGATCCCAAACATTCCACCACTCCCTTTTTATTATTGCACCCTCTTCAGCAGTAGGGTTTTGCATATACTGCGAGTTCCATTTTGACACAGGTATGGAAGATTTAACAGCCTCTAGTTCTTCTTTAGACCAATATTCTTCCCATAATACATTACCAGTATCAGGAAATATGGCAGGAAACTCCACGACATCCCACCTGTCAGCACCACCTTCTGTCTGTTTCTGCAACACTCTTGCAGTCAAATCCTTAATACCCCAACGTGTCATCACAATAATGATAGATCCGCCTGGTTGTAGTCTCTGTCTAGGTCCTGATGTGTACCAGTCATAAATACTGTCCAAAGCAGTCGGACTCAAGGCATCTTGCTCTGATACTGGATCATCAATGATAAGTAGATCAGCACCTCTTCCTGCTAATGCACCTCCAACACCAACAGCATAATATTCACCACTTTTGTTCGTAGACCATCTACCTGCAGCTTTTGCATCTGTTGCAAGTTTTACGTCAGGAAATATGTCTCTGAAATCCTCACTATCAATGAGATTCTTGACTTTACGACCAAATCCTACTGCAAGCTCTGCCGTGTGTGTTGCTTGTATTATCTTTAAATCTGGTCTTTTACCCATGAGCCATGCAGGAAATAAGTAACTTGCAAACTCAGATTTAGTATGTCTTGGTGGCATATTGACAATCAGACGTTTAATTTTACCATCTGCAACTGCCTGTAGCTTTTCTCCATAGATCTTGTGATGTTTGCCTTCGATAAAACCAGACCATATCTTCTTAACAAAACGTAAAAAATCATCTTGAGATTCAGATCTGTCCTCAAGTTTCTTGAGTCGTTTAAGCAAAGGAGCTACTTTTTGTAACTCCTCATCGCTTAAAAACTCAGCATATTGTAAATTGGTCATGCTACCTTAGTTAAAAAATTATCCACAGCATTAATTACTCCACCATCTTGCATTCTTCTTGGTGACGGCACTCCTGTAATTCTGGCTATTAAATCATTTAAACTACCACTTTCAAAACCTACTGGTGTAAAGCTTGCAGTAGATTCTCTAAATGGAGACTCAACTACTACTGGTCTTTCAGCACGAGTCGGTGCTACAGAAGATCCAAATACGTTTGGAGGTGTATCTTTTTCTTCTTCTTTTTTATCTTCAGTGGTTTTCTTTAAAAATGTTGTTATTGGATCATCACCTTCATCATCTGGCTGAAACTGATCTAAATCACGACCTTCTATCAACTGACCAAACTCATTTTTAGCACCAATAATTCTGCCAGTATCTGGATCAACAACTGCATCTAATCCCTTGCTAACAATAGCGTCAAACAATCGTCTATCAAAAAATGACCCAGCTTTGTTAGCTAATGTTGCAATTAAGTTTGGAAACTCAGCATCACCAATCTTAAATGTTTCTTTAAAACGATCTGGTCGATTTAATATATCGGCTACTCTCTCTTGAGTTACATCACCTTGAATGTCACCGATTTCTAAGGGAGCTATTGGATCATCGCCTACGATTGATACATCAGGACCTCTTGATAAATTAGTTGTCCCTGTTGGTAAATTGGTGATTGTCTTTCCACCAAATATTTTGGCTGCATCAGGCACAGTAGCTCTTACACCAAAACGATCTTCAAATATATCGTCTTCGCCAGGCACAACGGCTTCTCTTGAATCAACAATGTCTAATGCAGGAGCAAAGTCATCTCCAACAAAATTTCTTGTATCTCTTGTGTCAATGTCAAATACTTGATCAGGAAGTCTATCTCTTCTTCCTGCTAATGTTTCTAATGCAGTATCAGGAACTCTGCTACCTAAATCAGCTCTAATTTCATTTATAGTTCTGTTGTTCCTAGCTATTCTGGCGGCTGTATTTTCAGGACTTATGTTTTGTGTTTCCGTGGCTAAATTAGCAACATCAGAACCAACTAGTCCAGATGTTAATGTAGGTGTATCAGTTTGTTGAAGATTTCTTTGCATCAAAGGAGTGCCAGAAACAGGACTGCCTGTTGTTAATATTGACGATAAATCACCATCCCTAGTTGCTTCGTATTGAGGTGTTCCAGGTGTTGTAGCTTGAATTAAATCTCTGAAACTAATATTAGCAGGTATTTCAACACCCTCTCTTATTGATCTATCAAAAGCCTTTTGTATATCATCTCTTTGATCTATTGGATCTAACGTGCCAAGCTGATTTACATCTGATGTAACTGGTACATTAGTTCCAAGCTGTTGTAGATTTAAATCACCTAGAATAGAAGCATCAGTGCCACTTTGTAATGTATTTAATACATCTGCTGTTTTTCCTGCACCTATCTCAGTTGTCATAACTGCTGGTGTTAATTTTGCTTGTACAGAAGGATCTGTAAAATCAACCTTTTCATCAGGACCTACACCTAGAGCATTACTTAAAACGTCAATCTTACCAGCTACCTCTTTTGCTGTGTTCTCACCTACAGGACTATATCTGTTTGCATATTCTCTTACAGTATCAACATTTCTTTTAGATCCATATGTGTTAGTTAAGGTGTTGATTGCATTCACACCAGATTGTAAATCGTCAAATATAGCAAAACCATCTCTTGTTCTACCAATCTCACCAGCAAAACCACCTCCAGCTCTTATGTTGCCAGGATTGTTTATGTTAGCACCTTTGCCTTGTCCAGTAACTAAATCATCTGCAATAGTGTCAATCGAAGGCAAACTTCCTGCACCTGGCACAACTGTTGGTGCAGATGGCAATCTTGCTTCTTGAACAAACTCTTGAGGACCTCTCATCCTTTGAACATCTCTTGCACTCTCAATTAAACCTGCTGTGTTAAAACCTAAACCAAATGGATCGTCTAATGCTAAACCTAAACCAAAGTCTAATTGTGTAGGAGTAACTCTTGATCCTTGAGCAGTCTGTGTCACTGGAGCAACTCCTGCATCTGGTCTTAATCTGTCAAGTTGTTCCCTTACCAAAGAACCAGTGCCTACTCCAAATGACGGCAATGCACTTGTGAGTGTCTGTGCAGTTCCTGTGCCACCACCTTGTGTGGTTTGACGAAAGTCTGCTGGTGACATAAATCCTTCAGGATCTAAACCTCTTTGCTGTAATAAGTTTGCTGTAAACTGTGGATCAAATCTTAAATTAGATCCAGCTCCTACATTCCGAATATTTGTTCGGGGTCGTGTGTCAACAACTGGCGTAGATATGGGTGTATCCATGAAAGTTTGAGAGTCTTCTATGTTTTGTTGTCGTTCCTGATCTGTCACAGTTGGTGTGGTCACAACATTAAAATCAAAATCTGCAACAGGATCATCTCCAACAATCGACTGCTGATTATCGTCACTGCTACCAGGATCTTCTTCCGAACCAACATCATCTATTGATGTATCACCACTACCACCAAAAGGATCAGAAGGATTATCAAAACCACCAAAATCACTAAAATCATCAACACCCCCACCAAAAAAGAAGTTTTGCACTGGCTTTGCAGGTGGCAACATCGGCATAGCCGTCATCTGTGACATCTGTGGTTGAAATATGTTGACGTTATCTGTCATAGGG